AGTTTCTGCACCGAGTGGAAATGCTACCAATGGTGCTCCTACTAATATTACAGCCGTTGGTGGAACTGGACCTAAAGCCCAAGGAACTTTTGGAACCGCAGGACCAAGTGGACCAGCAGGCCCATACGCTTTAACCTTAACTGCAATTGACCAAATAGTAACCAACTCAGGTACAACAAATGATTTAAGAAAACGAATAATTAAAATAGCAGCTTCGTACGTAGGTCAATCTGAACTTCCTGGAAATAATTTAGGATGGTATGATCCTAGATTTGAAGTTAAAATGAAAAGTTTAAAAGTTCCGTGGCAATTAACACATGCATGGTGTAATTATTTTACTAATTTATGTTGGACCGAAGCTTATACAACCGGTAATTCTCTAGTTCCTCCAACAACCTCATACCAATCTGCTTGGGATACTAAACTTAATAAAGGGGCGTATGGTAAACCTCTTACCCCTGGAGTATTCAACACATTGAATGGGTTTGCTGCTATAGGACAATCAATCACAATTGCGGAAGCTAAAGCAGGAACAAAGCTCCCTGAACCTGGAGATATGGTTGTATTTAACTTTGGCCATATTGAAATAGTTGCAGCTACTCAAATTACTGGAGGTAAATTAACAAGTATTTCAACCATAGGGGGAAACACCTCATCTAGTGATCCTAGAGATGGTGGAGGAACCCAATATAAACCATCAGTTTCACTTTCAACTATTAAAGGTTTCTGTAAAGTTCTATTTTAAAATAAAATAATATGCCATTTAACCCACAAACCCAACACGGATTTAATTTCACAACAACCCAAATCACCACAACAAATCCCCCTGCAGAAAGTGAAGATAGAAAACTTGGAACTTACGGAACCTCAGGACCTAATGGACCAGTATCTTCAATAGCTTTACCACTTGAAACTATCGATAACTTAGTTGCACTTTCAGGTGTAACAAATGAACTAAGAAAACGAATAGTTAAAATAGCATTTTCATATGTTGGAAATAATGAAGTAGCAGGAAATAATTTAGGATGGCATGATAAAAAATTTGAAGCAAAAATGAAGGATTGGTCTGATATTAATATGAAATGGAGCTCACCAATGGCTTGGTGTAACTGCTTTACTAATTTATGTTGGAAAGATGCTTATACTGTAGGAAATGCTTTAGTTCCATCAACTACTGATTATTTATCTATTTGGAATACTCAATTAAACCAAGGAAAATTAAACCCACTTTCAAGAAGTGTATCGGCTACAAATAATTATTTTAAAGCAAAAAAACAATTTATTAACTTTACAGAAGCTAAAGCTGGTACTACCCTCCCAGAACCTGGAGATATGATTTCCTTTAATTATCCTACAGGAGGACATATTGGATTAGTTGTTGGAGTAAAAGTATCTGGAGGAAAACTTATTGATGTTTCAACAGTTGAAGGTAATTGTTCTGTAAAAGACCCAAGAGATGGAGGTGGACTTGTTTATAAATCAAGTATTTTAAGTTATGGGTGGAAATATGTAGCAGGTTTTTGTAGAGTAATATTTTAAATATTTATTATCATGGCATATTACCCAAAATCCCAAATAAAAACTAAATTATACACTAGTGGAGGAGAACTTATATATAAATCTTCTAAAGAACAATATACTGGCTTTTATTACACAGTATCAAATGGAAGAATATATTCTGGAAAAAACCCAAATGATGGAGTTCCTTTAGAACTTGAACCATTCAACCCATCTACTCCAGATGTTGGTGATATTGAAAACCCCACATTTTTTACTCAACCCGATAAAGATTATACTCAAGCTATCACTGCAGTAAACGATGTCCCCACAAGATCCGATGGTACACCATATCCTATAGGACTTAACACAAAAATTTATCCTATTAAAATCCAACCTAGATTTTTACCTATTTTTTCCATAACTAGACCTACTAACGATGACTATAATAGAGGAGTTTATACAAAATATTTTTGTAAAAAAAACAATGAATTAATTTATTTAGAAATAAGCAAGGATACTTACAATAAATTAATAAGCCAAGATCCTGAAATAGCATATGATTTATATTCACCTACTAAAATAGTTTGGCAACTTGACAATATAGAATCAAATTCTAATACGGTTAAAGGAGTAGAACAAAATTTAAAATGGTACGGTTTTTCTCAATATTTTAAAAATAATTTTACTTAATTTTTCCTTGGAATCATAAAATATTTTTTGTATCTTTAAAGCATGTATTGGCTTATAGAAGATCAAATAAAAATAGACATACTTTGTCAAATTAAACATGAAGTAGCTTATGTTGAAGTAATACCTACTTCCCATAATTTACACCCTGTTGAAAACGATATATGTGCTATTTACATTCGTCCAAAAGATGATACAAAAGGTTATATTATACCAATAAATCATAGTGAAACAATAAATTCAACAATAGAGGATTGTTTATCAATTTTAAATAGTATAAAATACATTTATGTAAGGGATAGAAAAGAATTTTTACATTACTTTGCTCTTAAGCATTGTAACCAACCCTCACCCTCCCCCCATACGTATATACCTAAATTAACACAAGCTCACAATCATATTTACAATAAACACCCAAATGTTCCACATTTAAATACAATAGTACCGATTGTAAAACACTATGAGGTATGTGAACAAAATTTTGCAAATTACGAAAAAATAAGGTTTAACCCGTTTTACAACAAAGCAGCACTTGTGTTTAATCAACTAGAGAGAGCGGGGATAAAAGTAGACCAAACTAAATTCGAGCAGTACTTCAATAAAGAAACAAACGAGTTTATCTACACGCAATATAACCTAAACACATTAACAACAAGACCATCAAACACTTTTAATAATATAAATTTTTCAGCTTTAAATAAAGATAATGGAGAAAGAGAATGTTTTATACCACGCAATGATATTTTTATTGAAATGGATATTAGTGCTTACCATCCTACCCTTCTTGCTAACCTATTACATTACACTTTCGAGTGTGATGATATTCATATGGCTTTTGCTCAGATGTATGGAGTGGACTACAAACAATCAAAGGAAATAACATTTAAACAGCTTTATGGCGGTATTTGGAAAGAATATAGAGATTTAGAATTCTTTCAAAAAGTACAAGCATATGTAGATGATTTATGGGATTCTTTTAATTATGGAGGATACATTGAATGTCCTGTTTCAAAACATAGGTTTATAAAAAGTGAAATGGATGAAATGAATCCACAAAAACTTTTAAATTATGTGTTACAGAACTTGGAGACCGCAAATAATGTTCTTATATTGTGGGATATTTTTAAAATATTACGAGGGAAAAATACTAAACTTGTACTATATGTTTACGATTCGTTTTTATTTGATTTCGATCAAAATGAACCAGAAGTAATGCTTAAAGTGGTAGGAATATTTAATAAATATAAATTGCAAACAAAAACCAAAAGAGGTATAAACTACCACAAATTAAAATAAAAGTTATGTATAACACTCTCGAACAACCTTGCCATACGTATAATCAATATGACTTTGATCAGTCAATAGATTTTACATTAATGAATAACAGACTTTTTTGCACCTTTACCCCGTTAACAGATCTTGAGGATTTGATTAATGAGTTATCAAGCAAGTACGTTATCATGTACAATAAAATGTTTGTGTTACATGTTAAAAGTAATAATGAATATGTTATTACTTATAATGTAGATCAAGGTAATGTAAATGACATACCTGAAAACACAATTCTAGTACATAGAAAAAAAGAATCAAATACCCTTTACACTATAAACGCCTTAAACGAGTTAATTAAAAAATTAAACGGTGGAGTAGTAGATACAAGATACCCAGTAAACTGGCAACATTACAAAAATTGTATATTGTTAACTCAACACAATGAGATTAAACAATTAAATACAAAAATTTATAAAATAATTGAACTATAGTTTGGTTATTTGAAAAAAGGTTATTATATTAAACGTTGTAAACAATAAAATAGTTATATTATGAATCTAGATGCAATCAAGAAGAAACTTGAATCTATGTCGAAACCCGCTTCAAGTGGTTCGTCCAATCAAACCAAGCGATTTAAACCGCAAATTGGTAAACAAACAATCCGTGTTGTACCTTTTAAGTACAATAAAGAATTTCCATTTACAGAAATGAAATTTTATTATGGAATTGGAAGTAAAAAAGTAATTGCTTCTCCATTAAACTGGGGTGAAAAAGATCCAATTGCTGAATTTGCAAAACAATTACGTGGTACAAATGACAAAGAAAATTGGAAACTAGCTAAAAAATTAGATCCTAAAGTTCGTATTTTTGCTCCTGTAATCGTACGTGGTGAAGAATCTGAAGGTGTTCAATTGTGGGAATTTGGTAAAGAAGTTTACGAAGCATTTTTACAAATGGCAGCAGACGAAGAAGTAGGTGACTTTACAGACATCATGACTGGCCGTGACATTAAATTAGTTACAGTTGGACCAGATGTTACAGGTACAAAGTACAATAAAACCACTATTGCACCATCAATGAAAGTATCTTCATTATCTAAAGATGAAACTGAAATTGAGTTGTGGTTAGAAGAACAAACTAATCCAAAAGAATCTTATAGACCACTTCCTTTTGATGAAATCAAAGCAGCATTACAAGAATGGTTAACACCTGAAGGAGATGAAGAAGACGAAACTGAAACCCCAGTAAAAGAAACAGCAATCCCTGCTAAATCAAATTATAGTCTATCTGCTCAACCAGCAGCTAAAAAATCAAAAGCTGATTCATTTGATGAATTGTTTGATGATGAAGACGATATGCCGTTTTAATTAACCTAAAATAAGTTATGGCTAAAACAACAAGAAAATCGCTAACAGAGGCGGCGGACAAAGAACTGAAAACCGCCTTCAGTTTAGACAAATTTAAAGCAAATAAGGGTTTAGCGTCCAACGTTAAATTTAAAGAGCAAAAATGGATTCCATTTTCACCTGCTTTGCAAGAAGCACTATCAATTCCTGGAATCCCTATGGGTCATAATTCTATGGTTAGGGGTAAAAG